AGCTAAGTGCAATCGAGGCATCGAGGCATTGCGGCAATACCAACGAGACTTTGACGAAAAGGGCAGAACGTGGCGAGGCAGGCCTCGGCATGACTGGACATCACATGGCGCAGATGCAATGCGCTACTTGGCAGTTGGATACCAGAATCAGGCATCGAGCTGGGGCGAGCCGATCAGGCGTAACTTACGAGGGATAGTGTAGTGGCAGTTGATTATAAGGAAGAGGCAAGGCGCAGAGCGATAGCGCGACTTAATCGTCAAGCAGAGTTAACAGCAATTCCGCAAAACTCATTGTTAGCTATGGTGGGGCAAGGACTTGAGTCTGCCAGAGGTTTTGGTAATAAGGCAACAGTTCCAGATCCAATACCATTGATTGGCGGTCAGGGAGTTGGCGATCTCATGATTGGTAAAGCGCCAGAAGAGTTTGAAAATTTATCATATGGCAATATGCCATTTGATATGCCGTATCAAGGCACCGGCGGATATTTGCCTAGAGTTAAGCCAAACAGACAAACCAGTTTGGCTGATACAGTATTTCTTGGAGAGAGTTTATTTCCTGTTGGTGTAGCTGCTAAAGCTGGAGCAAAGTCGGCGATAAAGGGAGCGACGCCAAAGGCGCAAGAAATGCTTGAGAATACTATGCGCAAAACAGGTTTGTTGCAAGAGATGGCTCCAAGCGGCCCCAGATCGGTTTCTGATTATGGTTTTGACGATAGATATGGCGCCACTAAAACTGGCACTGAACAAGTAAAAAATTTACAGTATAAAACTGAGCAGATTGGAGATTTATCTGAAAACGCAAATGATACGATAAGTATTATTGATCTTGCAAATGCTGGAACTCCATTCATTACGCCTATGGCTGACAGAAGCGATACAGCCCAATTAATTACTGAATTTAAAGGAGTAAAACTATCAAGGCCGGTGCATCTGCAAGGCGGTCAGGATTACGGATTTCAGATGGAAGGCAACGTTTACGCAAATGCTCCAGAGGTTTCAAAAAAACTTATGGAGTACGCGCAATATATGAAAAATAGATACGGTGTTGATCCGGTATTAATGCCGCATACTATGACGCCATCAGGATCTGATTTTGCAACGTTCAGCCCCGAGTTGCAAATGAGTTATGCATATGAAACGCTTGGATCGGCAGATAAAAAAAGGCTAGATGATTTAATTAAAAATAAAGGTTTTAACGTCAAGATAAGTGAAGACATACCGGGTCAGTTTACAGCTAACGGAGATCCTAAAAAACGAACTGTAACAAAGAATTTTAAGATACCTGATTGGGCTGGGATTAATAATCCAAAATCCATTGAGCAAATGAGAAATGCGCCGGCAGAGTTAAGAAAAGCCATAGTAACTAGGTTGGGGGCAAATAGAACAAAAGTAAATATGGATACAGCGTTTGGTCAAGAAGGTCTTTTGAGCGCTTCAGAAATTAGAGCTGGTGTATCAGATATGGATCAGCTAAACGCTATAGACGGCGCGTTTAGGAATATAGGAATTATGGATCTGACTGGAAAAATTACTCCATCTGATCATTATAGTTATCCAACAAATTTGCCCGGCGAGATGCGAGCGAGATTGCTTGAAAGCAATATTACTCCATACGATATACCGGGCCTTATAACCGCTGGATCTAAGCAATCAGGTATGGGCTTAGATTGGGTGCGACAGGCTATCGGTAGAAAAGATGGATCAATAGTAGATCCAAATAATTTAATTCCTAACGATCAAAGGGCTTTAAACTTAAATATGGTCGGAGGCCGATTTACTGAGGACACTTTACGACAGCTTGAGAGGTTGGGATTGTTAAATCAATTTAAATAAATATATGGCTGGCTTACTCGAAAGATTCAAAGAAGGCGCTAAGGACGTTGCCAGAGATTTTAAAGGCGATGTTGCCGGACTATTAACTAGCGTACTAGGCACTGCAGCTGGCGCTGCTGCAGGCACTGGCAATTGGTCGCCGCCATTTAATCAAGATGAATACGAAAAGTATAAGCCAACGATTCAGCAGGCCGCGCAGCAGTACAACATTCCCGAGGCTTTGTTGACTCGATTACTGTATCAGGAAAGCAAGTTTGATCCCGAGATTGTATCTGGCAAAATATCATCGAGGGCCGGAGCGCAAGGCATCGCACAGTTTATGCCAAGGACTGCGGCGTCAGTCAGTGAGACTGGTGGTGTTGACCCAATGGATCCAACGTCATCGATATTTGGTGCAGCACATTACTTGAGAAACTTAAATGATAAGTTTCCAGACTGGAGAGATACGCTCGCCGCATACAATTGGGGCCAAGGCAATCTAACAGAAAAAGGCATAGAGAATGCACCATACGAGACAAGCAATTACTATCAACAAATACTTTTTGATGCTGGCATACCGTTTGAGTACGCAATCAAAGATAAAGGATTACTAGGGATGACGCCATGACAATAACAAACTACAGCACACTGCAATCGACAGTCGCCGATTACCTCAATAGAAGTGATCTAACGGCAGTTATACCGACGTTTATTCAGTTGGCCGAGTCGCAGATTAATCGCGATATTCGGCACTATGAGATGGAGGCCAGATCAAACGCGCAACAAGACGCCGGTGATGAGTATATGCAGACGCCAGCAAACTGGCTTGAAAACATACGCGCTCACGTTACAGGCGCAGGAACGTCTCCTCTTGATCTAATATCGAGGCAGGCAATGGCAGATAAACGTGCTGGCGCTGAAGATACGACAGGCAGACCGCAGTATTACGCTATGGCGGATGGCCAGTTTCAACTGTATCCAACGCCAGATGCTCAATACACAATTGAGCTTTTGTTCTTTGAAAAGATACCTGCGCTTGCATCTAATACCACAAATTGGCTTGTAGAGGGATATCCAGATATATATTTATATGGATCGTTAATGCATTCTGCGCCATACTTGCAAGAAGATGCACGAATGGCTGTATGGGCGCAAATGTACGCGGCAGCAGTTTTACGATTGAACGAGAGTTCAGATAAAGCCAGATACTCTGGATCTGGATTAACATTAAAAGTGAGAGGACTAGGATGAGTTTTTCAAATTTTTTAGAGACTGAGATACTGGATCATGTCTTTGCAAACAATGCGTATACGTCGCCAACTAACGTTTATGTATCGTTGCACACTGCTAATCCAGACGAAGATGCATCTGGAGCGGAAGTTTCAGGCGGTGGATATGCTAGGCAGGCTGCATCATTTGCTGTTTCTGGCAATACGGCGACAACTGATGCGGCAGTAGAATATCCAACTGCAACTGCTGGATACGGAACGGTTACTCATGTTGGTGTATGGGACGCAGCAAGCTCTGGAAATATGCTTGCATATGCGGCGCTAACTGCATCTAAAACAATATCAACTGGCGATGTTTTCCGCATCCCAACTGGCGACTTAGATATTACGCTAGACTAATATGACGTATAGAACTGGATTTGGCACTGGTAATTATGGCGTCCGGGCTTTTGGCTTAGACGGCGAAATTACTGATGCCATAGGTTCGACAACGACGGCGGCAACTACAGTATCAAGTGCTGAGATTGTTAGAGATGCCAGTGCGAGCGCAAATGCGTCATCATCGATTACATCGGCTGGGACATTTGTAATTGATGCAGTTGCATCAACATCGGCGTCAGCATCTACGGCGTCAGTTGGGCAGAAAGTATTCCTTGGATCAGCAACTGTAACTGCAAGCATTACAAGCGCAACAGCATCATTGCAGTTTTTAACTAATGCTGAGTCAAGTATAAGTGCAAGCGCATCAACTACCGCATCGTGTTTACGATTTAGACTTGGAGCTGCAACAGCATCATCTAGCTTAACAGCAACATCTGACAGTCAGCTCGAGGCAAATGCGGTCGCACAGATTAACGGAGTGGCGGTAGTATCGCCAACAATAGTAAGAGTGCGATTTGGTGGGGGCAGCACAGTTCAAAGTGTTTCAAATGTTGCAAGCACTGGTAGAGAGAAATGGGAATTTGAAGTTGTAAATGCAGTTACTTGGAATGAAAAATCTAAAAACAATGTCACATGGACTAAACTAGCCGCTTAAAAGGAGTAATAATGGCTGATACTAATACAACGACGTATACGCTGGTAAAACCTGAAGTTGGTGCGTCTGAGGATACTTGGGGAACCAAGATAAACACAAATCTCGATAGCATTGATGATTTACTAGACGGAACGACGCCGGTTACTGGTATCGACATCAACTCGGGAACGGTTGATAACACTGTAATTGGTGGGGCAACTGCCGCCGCCGGAACATTTACAACTGCTACGGCAGCTACTGTTAACGCATCGACAACGTTGCAAATTGGTGGCGTTGCGATTACATCAACCGCAGCAGAACTTAACTACACTGACGGCGTAACGTCTGCAATACAGACTCAGCTCGACGCAAAGGCGCCATTGGCAAGCCCGACGTTTACAGGGACGGCTAACGTACCAACGATTGACTTTGGTGATTGGACAATTACTGAGTCTTCAGGAGTTTTACATTTTGCGGCAAGTGGAACAGTAAAAATGAAGCTAGACGCTAGTGGAAATTTAACTGTTGTTGGCGATGTAACTGCGTTTGGAACCATTTAAGGAGATAGAAAATGGCATTGCCAGCATCTGGTACATTAGCGCTAACTGATATTGCCACCGAGTTTGGCGATACCGCGCCTCACTCTATGAGTGAATTTTATCGAGGTGGCGGAAAAGTTCCAGACTCGGCTGGGAATTCAAACGTTGCTGCATCTGGAGCGCTTAACGTTGGAGGATTTTACAACGCTGCAAATAGAGTTGCTATTGCGTTAGCAATTGCAAGTGATACGCAAAATTATGATTTATTTACAAATAAAGGTGGATCTTATGTTGCAGGAACAAGTGATATAACGTTAACAGTTAATTCTGGTGTCAATGTAGGATCATCTTCGACTGGAACTTATGCTTTATCTATTCCAAGCGCTTTTGATGCAGGAGATTCAATATCTATTGTTAACAACGGAGTTATCATAGGTCGAGGCGGTAATGGAGGCGCAAACAGAGGGGCCGGAGGGACTGGAGGCAACGCTGTTTATGTTGCTAGAGCAACCACAATCACCAACAATGGAACAATTGCTAGCGGTGGTGGTGGCGGCGGATCTGGAGGGCCGGGAAGGATTTATGGTAATCCACCGCCCAAAGGCGGCACTCAACCACAAACAAATTATGGTGGCGGTGGCGGAGGCGGAGGTGCCGGGTATACCGCTGGTAGCGGTGGAGCAGGTCAATCTAGTCCTTCTCAAAACGGAGGCAACGGTTACGCTGGATCTTCTGGATCTATAACGTCAGGCGGAGCTGGTGGCTCCGGTCGAGCGCCGATGGGTGGCGCTGGTGGCGCTGGCGGTGGTCGAGGAGCAAATGGCGGTAGCGGCGGAGCTGGCAATCAGAATTATTTTCCTTATCCCTTTGGACTTCCATCAAGAACTGGTGGTGGAGGCGGCGCAACAGGATCTTATTTAGTTGGAAATCCATTTGTTACTTGGGCCGCTAATGGAACTAGACAAGGCAATGTTTCTTAATATTAATAATTTGAGGTCAATATGAATACAGTTACAGTTAAAATTTACGAGTTTGATGAGGAATCAGGAACAGTTATTGCTGGATTTGCCTCTGACACTACTCCCACAGCCAATCCAGACGATAATGGTAGATGGGCATATCAACCTGCTCATATGTGGCCTGACGCCAATACATCTGATGAAATTATGACTGAGTTGGCAAGATGCGGCATTGGAATGTGCGACGAAATAAATAGAAATGCGTCTTACAGTTCTAATACTGAAAAAAAAGCAATTCTTGCTGGACTGGTTAATACATCTTCAACAAAAAATGTTTCTGATATTACCACTAGCACAGATGAAACAGATAGCGAGGAGGTTTAAATGCAAATTAAACCATACAGGGCATTTGGATACGTTATCTATAAAAACAGTTGGACGTCTGGAGAGCCATACATAGCCAATTATCCAGAAGGAAGAAAATGGTGGAATTTATTTACCGAAGGGCAAATGATTAACAATACATTTACCGACGGAACAAAGCTGCCAGACTATCAAGCAGGTGATTGGATTGGGCCTGATCAAATGGATTTGGATCCTTATGGAACGTGCAACCAAACGCCAGTAAATAATCCTGTGTGCTGGTGTGTCGCCGCAGAGGAAAATAGAAATTATCTTCCTGACTGTGAAAAATGGGAACTGTCTG